GCGCAGGCGCAGGCGTGCGCTGAACTGGTTGAGTCCGGGCTCGCTTGGGACTGATCTGGAAGGCCGACCAGGGCGTGGGCTCGATGGGGCGCCGCTGCGGATCGAAAGCCTGAATCTCGCCGCCCTTTGCCAGGAAGGTCTCGATCAGCGCGTCCAGCTCGCGCTGGCGCTCGGCGGGCTCAGTCAAATCGCGTGACGGCTGCTCGACGAAGATAGGGTGCCCGGCCATGGTCAGATCCCCACCGTCAGACGAGCAACCGGACGATGTCCGATGCCCTGGTGGAGTTGGGCACGCTCACCGGCGGCGTAGCCGGCATCGGTCGCCGATTCATCGCGCGCCTTGAGTTTGCGGCGCTTCATCGTGAATTCGCTAAGGTCGGCGTGGTGCTTTGCCATGTAGGCCTCGATGGCCTCGGCGATGTTGTCGTCGACCCCGGCGAATTCATCGACCTTCTCGTAGACGGCCTCGATCCAGCCATGAGCGAAGGCGTCACCGCGAGCCACCTTGGTAGCGCGCTTGCAGCGCTTCTGCGTCGCCAGGTAGTCGCGACGTGCCTTCTGCAGCTGGCGCTCAAGCACTTGGTAGGCGTAGCCGGACAGCTCTGGAGCAGCCGCGCAGCCGACGAAGAGAAAGCTGGCGCCCTCCTGCCAGGACAGCACGATGATCAGATGGGTACCGAAGGCATGGGCACAGACCCTGGCCAGGCGCACCCGCCAAGCCGGCGGCTTTCCTTCGCAGCCGGCCAGCACCCGGGCTTCCCCGGCCATGCTGGCCAGGACATCGCCCATCTCCAGGTTGTACGCCTGCATCAGCTTGTGCGCCTGGCGCAGGGCGATCTCGGCCTCATTGGGATTGGAGCCCTTGCCCTTCGCCATCTCCAGGCACTTCTTGATCTTCTCCAGGATGCGCTCTTGGTCCATGGCTACACCTTGGCAAGGTCGAGGCTGATGGGCTGGTACTGGTCGGTGTCGCCGACACGCTCGTAGACACGAACATAGGAGCTGGTGGCTACTACGGTCACGGCGTCGCTGATCGCCTGCATGGCGCGCAGCCAGCGCTGATCGGATATCTCAAGGCGCCTTAGAGCGAGGATGCTGCCTGTGCGGATGTTGCCGGCCTGGTCGACACGGAACGCATCGTTGATCAGAGTGACGATCTCCGGCCGGGAATCCTTGACCCATTCCTGCAGGCACTCATCGATCAGGGCCTTGGCGCCCTGCAGGCGTTCGTCGAACGTGATGTTGTCCGACTTTGCACGCTGGACCTTGTAGCGGCCGTCATAGCTCATCAGGGTGACGTTGCCCTTGTTGCCGCCAAGCTTGGCGCCGTACTGTTCGGCGGAAAGCAGCACCAGGGCGTCGACATCACCGAACACCTCGGTCTTGAAAGCACGCAGGGCCTCGCTGAGGGCCTTGGCTTTTTCAACGATGGCCAGCACCAGTTGGTCGCGCTCCAGGTCGATGGGCTTGATCATGGATTCAGGAACCAGACGGCCCTGGGCATCAAGGCGGTATCCGTTGGGCACAGCCGGGGTTTGGGTAGCGGTTTTCATCAATGCTTCGTCCTATTGGCGTGGTTGGACAGTTCGCGCAGGTAGCCCGCCATGGCATCCAGTTCGTCCAGCAAGCTGGCGGTCTGGCCGTCCAGGCGCATCTGGACGAGCTTCCTTAGCAAGCGATCAACGTTCAGAGCGGCGCTCTGGAGCTGCACTATCTGCAGGTCTTTGGCGAACGCTTCGCCCTGCAGGCGAACGAATTCGGCGCGCAGTTGCTCGGGCGTCAAAGCGTCGGGATTCATCAGCGTGACGCACTGGTGAACGGCCACATCGGTATTGCTCATCAGTCCTGCTCCTTGATCGGGGTGGTCCAGAGGATCCGCACGCCGCGCACCAGGACGCTGTTGAAGCACACCCGGCCGTGGGCGCGGGCGAGCATGCCGCGCAGCTCGCTACGGAAAGCGCGGACCAACGCCGGGGCCTGCTCTGCGTCGATGAAGATGGTGAGGTCTGCTTGGGAGCCGCCGACCAGTGGAATCTCAGCGGCGCGCAGGGCGCGCCAGACGTCGTTGAACTGACGTAGCTGCTTCGCCAGCTGAGGTGTCAGCACGCGTAGGGCCGGGGTAGGCCGGCTGGCGCTATTGGCCGCGGGACGAGGTAGGCTCAAGACGGAGCCCATCTCACACCCCCTTCACAACATCGGCAGTGATACGCGCCTCGCCTACCTGAGCCGCCAGATTGAGCCCCGCCACCAGGTTGCCGATGGCTAGGGGATAGAGCTGGCTGGTCTGGTCGCGGCCGCTCTTGCCCAGGCGCTCGACGATGGCCTGCACGCCGGTGGCATCGAAGATCTCCGCCAACTGCTTGCCGGCCCGGGCGAAGCGGAAGGCCAGGTGCTGTTCCAAGTCCGCGACGGGCACCGGCAGTAGCTCGGCGATCTCGATGCGCTGGGCAACTTCGCGCACTTCGCCGTTGCGCGGGCTGAGCTTGACCGCCAGTTCTGGCTGACCGATCAGGATGATGGAGAGCAGCTTGTCGAAGCCGACCTCCAACTGGTCGCGCATGCGCTTCAAGTGCTTGAGCGTAGGGACCGGGATCGAATGGGCCTCCTCTATGATCAGCACATGCCGGAAGCCTGCTGCGCGGCTGGCCTTGAGGGTGTCGTGGACCTGGGCGAAGCGTCCCTCCGGGCTGGATTTGGTTTTCTGCAGCGGTGCGACCGCATTCATGATGGATTCGGCGATGTGCGTTGCCTTCAGCGTCTTGCCCTTGGCGTCGTTGTCTTCCATGCCCAAGACATAGGGCTCGATGACAATCACCGGAGCGCTCTCGGCCTCAAGGCGATGGACCAGGTCGCGGCGAAGGGTGGACTTCCCGGCGCCGGATTCGCCGATCACGGCGAGGAAACCATCATGGCGGGCAGTGTGATAAAGCGACTCGCGGATGTAGCGGATGTCAGGACTGACGTACATGTCGTCGGCCGATTGCAGGTCACCGAAGGGGTCGCGCATCAGGCCGAAGGCACGCTTGGCGGCTGGCATCAGGGTCTGTTTGGGCATTAGCATGGGTTCGCATTCCTCGGTTTCGTTACTGTTTTCGGGGGTTGCCGGAGGCTCCGCGTTAGCGCGCGGGGCCTCCACCGCTTCTAGGGCGACGATGTCGGCATCGTTCGCCCCGTGGTCGTACAGAAAGTCGACGATCTGGCCGCGCAGTACCTCCCGGTCTAGGGTCTTGGGCCACTGGTCGTGGTTGATGAGCTGGGCGATCGCCGCGCGGCTGAGGTCAACGGTGCGGGCCAGGTCGGCCTGGGTGACGCCGCATCGGGTGAGCAGGCTCTTAAGCTGTTGCATCAGGCATTACCTCCCACCACGCGCAGCGCGGGGCGCACGGGCGTCTTGAGTTGTTGGGCGATGGCGTCGAGCTGGTCTTCCGGTACACCTTCCGGGTGCTCGGCCTTGAGCCAGGCCAGGGACTCTGCGGTCCAGGCCTCGCCCAGTAGGTTGCGCAGGCGTTTTGCCGCTTCGATGTGAGTTAGCGGTCTCGCTTCGACGGTGGCTACCGTGGTGCGCACCTCCAGATCGGTGCCGCGCTTGGGCAGCCAGGTCGGCAGCTGGGTCAGCTCGGCCTGCTTGAAGGGGTCGATCTCGCCTCCAAAGGGCACGGCTTTGGCCTTGAGCGCCCTCTCCGCGGCTTCGACGCTGGTGGTGCCGGTGGCCAGTTGATCCAGCATCTTCTTGGCCTTTTGCGAAGGGGTTTCCGGCAGCGCGGCGTACTCCGCGCCGATCATCCGAGAGGTTTCGGCGAAGCCGTTTTGGTCCCGGGTGATGCGCTCGACCACGTGGAAGGTGTCGCGGCCGTCTTCGCCGAGGATCACCACCTGGGCGCTTTCCGCATCACGCCAAGGGTTGCGGGTGATCAGGATCTTGTCGTGGACCTCGACGCCTGGAACGGAGGCCACGTCGAACTCCCCGCCGCGGAAAGAAACCCGCAGCTTGCCGTTTACTTTGCGCAGCTCTGGTGCGGCGATGGACAGCTCGCGGCAGATCTCGATGCCGGGGGCCAAGCGCAGCTGCTGGGCCGAAATGGTCAGCCACATCCCGTAGCGAGTACGGTGGTGCCGGGTGTGGATAGCGGTGGCGTTGTGCAGCCGCATCCAGCGGCCGGCCAGGTCATTGATCTGGTGCAGGGTCCGCACCTTCTCCTGCAGACGCAGGCCGGACTCGAACTCGCGCTCGACGATGTTGTGCGCCTGCTCCACCTGACCCTTGGCGCGGGCGTTACCCACCTTGTTGATGATCAGCTCGATGGACAAGGCCCGACACAGGTTACGGAATGGCGCTGAGGTCATGGCGGCGCCCGGGTCGGTCATGATCATCAGGGGCACGCCGTGAAACGGATCCATCTCGCCGCGCTTGTGCATGGCGCAGACCAGTACGTCGATGAGGTTCTCGGCCGACTCGGCACCGAGTACGTACTGCAGGTAAATGACGCCGCTGGTGTGGTCGGTGATGACGTAGCGCCACAAGCGCTGCCGCTCGATGCGCTTGAGGTTGGATGGCTTGCCGTCGTAGAACTCAGCCTTCGACATGGCCTGGGTGCCCTTGTCGTCCAGATAGAACTGGGTAGAGATCGAGGCGTCGATCTGCCAGACGTGGTTCGGATGGGCGCTGCGTAGCTCCACCGCGGGCGTCGGCCGCAGGATCTGGTCGGGGTGCAGGCCATAGACGCGCAAGGCCCGGCCGATGGCGCCCAGCGACAGCGGCTGGATCTCGCCGGTCTCGGCATCCACCCGCGCGGCCAGGATCTTGCCGTTGGTGCGCAGGCGCTCCACTGCTCGCTCCAGGGTGCTGAGCTGCTTATCATTGTTCCGGATGGACTGGATCAGCACGGCGCTGATCAGCTGAGCCTCGGTATGGGTCAGGATCGAGGTGTCCGCATCGGTGCGGCGCTTGCGCGAGGGCATCAGCGTGACCTCCTTGAGCTTTCGGTAGACGGTGGCCAGCGACAGGCCCAGCTCGCGAGCAGCGGCTTCGCACAGGCCGGTCTTCTGGCCTTGCGGAGCGCCCTCGATGTCGTGGGCCAGGGCGACCAGGCGTTGAGTGACCATCGGGCTCATCTCAGGCCTCCTGATCCAGTGCCTTGCGCACCAAGTCATCGGAGTCCTCGTCCATCCAGGCTGGCATGGCCGAAGCCTGCGGCGTGGCGGCAATGCCATGCTCGTCGCGCAGCTCAAGTACCACCTGCTCGACCTGGGCGAGTAGCCCGGCGAGGAATCGGCGCTGGTCGATACCTTCCTCGTTGCCGTGGGCGATCAGCGCTTCGATGGCTGGCCGTAGACCTGCAGCCAATGCAGCCTCCGCCGCGCCAGCTCGCGCGGTGGCCTCCAGGCGCAGCTCTTCCAGGATCTCGTCCTTGGGCCGGGTCTCCACCAGCGGCTTGCGCGCGAGCTGAGCGGCCAGCTCGTCGAGCTTGGCGTTCTTGTCGGCGGCGACCTTGGCAAGGGCCTTTTTGTCCTCGCGGGTCTCCCGCAGCGCGCTGCGCAGCTCCTTGACCGACATAGTGGCCACGTCGTCGAGGGTCAGCTCGCCTGTCTGGCCGGTGAGCTCCAGTTCCTCGATCTGTTCGTCGTCCAAGACGAGCATCTCTAAGAGCTTGCTCTGGGTACCTAGGGCCTTGGTCAAATTTGCCGACGTCGGCAATTTTGCAAACTTCGTGGCTGCTGAGATGAAGCGGCTTGCCACGTGAATCTCAATACCGAGCGTATCGAGGCGCTGGCCGAACTCACCGTGCACGCACGCCTCCTTCAAAACGCGCAGCCCACGCCCGATCTCCAGGCAAGCTTCGACGCTGCGACGCATGTTGGCGGCGATGTCGCGCTGGATCAGGTCGGCACTGGAACTGTCGGCGGGTAGTTGGTATCCGAGCTGGGCCGCGACGGCTCGCACGCGGGTGTCCTGCTCGGCCAACAGGGTGGAGAGCTGGTGCTGGTCTTGGATGATGGTTTCACCATCCAAGGGTGCATCCCGGACCAGTTCGGCGGGGGCGGCGGGTTTTCGGGCCATTAGGCAACCCTCCGCAGTGCATCCAGCGCAGCGCCGATGTCACCACCGTGCTCCTGCGCGATGAGATCCCATTCCACGTGGCCACGATGGTGGCCGGCGTACCAGGCATCGAATTCCACCGTGCCCTGCGCATAGGGCGGCTTGGGTGCGGATGTGCTATCCGCCTTGGTGCGGATGACCGCCAGCATACCCTCGCGGTACACGGGGCTGCGGCGGTTGCCATGAGCCAAGATGGCGTCGGCGAGTCGTTGGTAATCCATGGGTTACTGCTCCTGTGGGTCAACGCTGGGCGCCGATGCGCCCTTGAATTTCGGTGATTCGCGCGCTCGCTCGGCTGAGTTCGTCAGCCGTGGCGGTGGCGTACTGCAGGAAGGCGATGCTCGGGGCGAAGCGGCCGCTGTCGAGCTTGGTTGCCCAGCCGGCTTCGATCAGGGTGTTGAGGCAGCGGTTGATGTTGGCCGGGCTGTCAGCCAGCGCCTTCGCCAATTCGCCGTTAGAGAGGCCGTTCAGCGTGTGACCACGCAGGGCCTTGAGTACGCGCAGCACGCGCGCGCCGGCATCCGAGGTACGGGTTTTGTCGGTGGTCATTGTTGAGCTCCAAGTTCGAGCTGGGGGTTGTCGTGCTGTTCGACGTTGCGCCGGTGCCAGGCCAGGCCGGTCATCGCACCCTGGATACGGGCAAGCACGTCTTCCTGTTCGGCACGGCCAGCGTAGAAGTCCATCAGCCCGCCGGCCGCGGCGTGCAGCAGCTGCTGCAGGTCGCCGATGTCCTGGGCGTTGCAGGTCTTACCCGAGGGCATGTCCACCACCAAGCGCCCGGCGCTGGCGGCTATGAAGCGGGTGACCAGGTCGATGCCGCACGCCTGCTCATAGGGGCGGATACAGCTTGCCGGCATGCGGCCGTTCTGCAGCCACTTATAGAGAGCCCAGTGATCGGGCAGGCCCATCAGGTCTGCAACACGCTCCACCGAGCGGTTATGGATCTCGCGGGCATGGTCTTTACACAGCTCCATGGCATTGCGCAGAGAGGTCGGCTGGACGGTCTTCCAGCGGCGACGGCTCATTGGAAAGCCCCCGCGTCGGCGTCTACCAAAGAAAGGTTGCTTTTGCTTCTGGGCAAAAGCCTTTCAAAAAGGCGACGATTTTCCGGTAGATTGACAGGCATGGGAGTTGCCCTATGAATGATGATGAGATTCGGCTGCTGAAGATTGAGGGGCAGATAAATGCCCTGGCTCATGCTTGGTTGCGCCTGGCGGCGGAGCTTGAAGTTCAGGGGCAGATGGATCCGCAGGCACTTCGGGATTCGCTACTGAGGGCGAATTGGCAAGGCGCTCCGATGGAGCCCTATGCTCAACAGCTGATGCGGTATCTGGTTGATGAGCTGGCCGAAGCGCGTGAGAGCCGCGATCGGCAGGCTCACTACCGATTAACCGGCAAAGACGAGTGAATCCGAGGATGTCGCGGTCGCCGAGATCTTGGGCAAGGGTATCGCTGACGATGATCAGCCGGCTTATGGCGGCGCGTTGCAACTTGCTGGGTTCTGCCAAGCCAAGGGACAGGTGCTTGGCGGCGACGTCCTGCAAGTGCCAGGCGACGTCGATCTCGGTACCCGGTGCTGCGGCGATGAGGGATTCCAGGGCACGGCGCCAGCCATCGAGCGGATGCCCGTCGAGGGTGATCTCGGTCATGCGGAGCTGAGGGCGCATGGTCATGGTCCTCACGCAGCCTGGATGTCTGGGATGGAGGCTTTCAGGCCGAGGGCCACGGCAATTTCGTGGGCCTTGCCGTAGTTGGCCTTGTCGAAGCCGTTGAGCACCCGGTAGACGGCGCTACGCTTGAAGCCACGCTCTTCGGCCCATTGGGTGATGGTGACGCCGCTCTGGCGGAATCGCTGCTTGACCTGTTCGGGGGTCAGGATCTTCGGGGTTGCCATGGCGGTGGCTCCTCGGGGGTTGCTGATAGATGTTTGGGTTTTGATAGGTAGATGATGGTAACAAAATAGTTACCTGTCAACCGTAAAGGAGAGATTTTGGTGTCCATCGGGGAGCGCCTTCGAGAGGAGCGCGAGCGTTTGGATTTTGCACAGCCGGCCTTTGCGGCCTTGGCAAGCACGACCAAGAAAAGTCAGATCGACTACGAGAAGGATCTAACTCAGCCGAAGGCCGGTTATCTGGCTGCCATAGCCCGCGTGGGCGCCGACGTTCAATACATCGTTACGGGCGTTAGAAGCGCAGGGGCCCTGACACACGACGAAGCCGAGCTGCTCGACTATTTTCGAAGGGCTCCTATAGCGCTAAAGGCCGCAATGATGGCTGCTGGAGCCGCAGGAACCTCACCGAACAACGCGACGCAGCAGAGGGTTAAGAAAGGAGTCGGTCAGCAGTTCAATGGGCCAGTAGGAAGCGTTACCACGGGTGACGTGGTGAACCGTGGCAAGTTGAAGGAATGAGGCATGAGCAACCAGCAGTTCAACAACCGGGTCGATCAAGTAGCCGCAGGGGACATCAAAAACTTTATCGAGGTAGGCAAGCCAGAAAAGCCTGCATTACTGTCACCCCCCCAACGGTCTGTGCTGAATGCGCTGGTGGATGAGATCAGCAAAGAGTGTGAGCAAGATCCTCGCTCAATATGGCGCGAAGTCGTTCATGCCCGCGTAGGGGTGACATCCATCAACGAGATCCTTCGCGACAGCTTCCCCGAAGCCGAAGATGCTCTTATCAAATATCGAGATAATCATCGGCGCCAAGCAAACATCCGCCTGATGGTCGCTCGAATCACGAATTTGACTAAGGCCAAAGAGATCTACAACGAGCGCGATGCATGGTGCCTGCGTCAATTCGGCGAAAAGCACCTGAACGCCATGGAGCTAGATCAGCTGAGGCAAGTGCTTGGATTTGTCGATGACTTCAAGCGTGAATCGGTTGTTCAGCCTCAAGCCGAAGCAGTGATCGCCAACACTGAAAAAGAAACGACGGTCAGCGGTTTTCGAGCAGAGTTGATGAGCCTTGCGCGGACCTATCCCTGGCAATGCGCGGCAGTCGCCTTTGCCATGGTGATACTAGGAAAGATCCTCTGAATATTGACCCTGGAGTAAGGGGTGATAAATGGCAAAGGGACGATAGCGATGGCGCTGATTGAGTGTGCGGATTGCAGTAAGCAGTACTCGGATCAGGCCGCGAACTGCGTGCATTGTGGGGCGAGGAATGCTGGCTACCGAAAACCCATGGGCCTCTTGGCCAAAGTGATTCTTCTAGGATTAGCTCTGGTTATCGCGTTCCTTTTGTTTGGGGCATTCATCAGGTTTACCGATCCGTCTGCCGACCAGCGCGCGAAAGAGCGTGACGTCATCTCGTACTGCGAAAGTCAGTACATCCAGCTAAAAAATGACCCGAGAATGTCAGCGGGAGCTCTGCAGATAGCTTATGGAGCGTGCGAGAAGTTGAAGGGCGATTTCCGACGCAAGTGGGCGAGAGAGCCCTAGCGGACCTCCGCGTCTGTGTTGCTTTGCTGGTTATCGCTACCTGTGATCGGTACTTCACCGATCAGCGGCTCTAGCTCGCTCGCACAATTGTAGAGGGTAGTCGCGGCATGCTTGATCACCGCCGCAGCTTGTAGATCCGGCTCTAGCTCCGCGTCGTTGAACCTATGCGCCGCCTGCTGCAGCCAGGTGGCGCGCAGGTCTCGGAGTTTATGTTGCATCAGCAGTAAGGCTTCGCGGTCAGGCATGACAATCATTCCAAGGAAAGGGGCGTATGAAACAGGCAAACGAACGGCTCGAAGAACTGGTCCGCTCGAACAACAAACTGCAGCTGCAGGTCGCTAAGCTGAGCGCCAGACAACGCATTGATGAAGATCTGCTTACCCTCTTTGTCTTCAGCCACGAGCGCCCGCAAGCGCTCTTGCAGCTGTGGCGAGAAAACGCTTCACAGTCCGAAGTAGGCTCTTTGATGACGTGGTTGAAGCTGGATGGGCAGCGGCAGGAGGATGTGCTTCCGTATCGCGAAGCGATCCAGGAGCGTCTCGATATGTGGCTGACGTGCCTGCAGAAGGCCGTCGAGTTCCATGAAGGATCTTCCGAAAGTGATCAGGACGGCGAATGATCTCATCGAGCAGGCTCATGGGGCTTCCTGTTGCGGACTGGCATTGACCAATCCACTTTGCGCGTAGGTCTGAAAAACAGCTTTTGCCCCCGTTCAAAAGACCAGGCGTGAACCACTTGGCATTCTGACTCCAGCGCCTCGAAGTTCTACCTTCCGTCGTGAGGCGCACTGGAGCCCTCATGCCGCGCTTTCGCCCGCCCCGCTTTCGTCGCCGTCCCGTCCGCATGCTGGACTGGTCGCTCATCACCGTCCTGCTGCTGCTGGCCCTGGCTCTCGTTCGCCCCGAGCAACTGCAGGTCGTCCTGTACAAATCCGGTCTGGTCACTCTAGGCGCCGTGCTGGGCTACTGGATCGACAAGGCCCTTTTCCCCGAAGGCCGGCCCGCTGAGCAGAACAGTCTGATCCTGGTCGGTGCGGCCTACCTGCGCCGCTCGCTCATCGTGCTGGCCTGCGTGCTCGGCCTGACGCTGGGCCTGTAGGTCATGGTCGGAATGATCCGCCTCACCTTGTTCTGCGGCTTGATCGTCGCCCTGGCCAGGTCCTGCCTGCCAGACGCCGCCGTGGCCGCGGACGCCATCCCTCGCGCAGCCGAGCAGCATCGTCGCACGCTGATACGCGCGGCCCACGCTGAGTGGGGTCTGGATGCCCCCATCGCGACCCTGGCGGCCCAGATCCATCAGGAGAGTCATTGGCGCGCCGATGCGCGTTCGCCCGTCGGTGCTTTGGGGCTCGCGCAATTCATGCCCGCCACGGCGGACTGGATGGCCGATCTCTATCCCGACAGCCTGGGGGCAAATCAGCCTTTCAACCCGGGCTGGGCGCTGCGTGCCTTGGTGGTCTATGACCGCTGGCTCTATGAGAGAAACCAGGCCACTAGCGACTGCGATCGCTGGGCGTTCGTCCTGTCTGGCTACAACGGCGGACAGGGATGGGTGAATCGTGACCGTGCACTGGCCTCGGCTAAGGGGGCCGACAAGCTGGCCTGGTTCGATTCCGTCGAGCGCTTCAACGCCGGGCGCTCTACCGCCAATTTCCGCGAGAACCGCGACTACCCGCGCCGCATCTTGCTGCGCTGGGAACCTCTGTATGCCACCGCCGGATGG